TACCGGAGCGCCCTGCGTAGCTTGGCTATGCGGCTCCCAAAACGTTGTCGGCACCTTGTCTTGTCTTGGCGTTACGTTAGTATGTTCTTCTACTCTATTTCCTTCCGCAATTGCAATCGCAGTCGCCTCGGCCTTGTTCTTCTTCATGGCATCGATTAGCGGGTCAACAATACCACTCTTGATATAATTTTTTATTGCGGGCGCCGCATTTTTTACCGCAGTTTCCGCTTTTTGTTTGAGCATATCGGCGTCTTTTTCCTTTTGCTTTTCTTCATCTGCTTTCGTTTCTTCCGCCTCTTCTCCGATGGCCTTTTGAAGTCCGGTTATTTTTTTGCCCAGCTTTTCGGGTATCTTCTTGCCCGCGTCCTTCATTGCATCGCGTACTTTTTTTAGATGGTCGAGTTGCGATTTCAGTCCGGGCGTGATACCGGCGCGTGCTTCCTGCAGTTTGTCTATCTGCCCCTGTATAGCCGTTATGCGGCCCTGCTTTCCACCCATGATAGCTTCCGTTAATTGCCCCCGTAGTTGACCTATCCGGCCCGTTATCCTACCCGCGAATTCTTCTGGACGTTGCTGCATCATTGCCTGTTGTACCGCCTGTTGACGCATCCGCTGTCGAGCCGCAGGCGTTATGTCCCTGAAGAACCCAACTCCCGGCGCCAACCGCTGTTCACGCGCCATCTTCTCGCTAAACTTCTTCATGCCTTCTTCTGGCCCGAATTGTCTAATAAACCGTGCAGCTCGGCCAGCCTCTAAACCACCATACTTCAAACCGAATCCGCCAAGCGCCTGCGCGGTAGTTAGCTGCCCCATCATCATTTCGTAAGCATCCCTTATCACCTTCCTTCTTTTTCTGCTGGAGGGCGGTGTTGGCGGCTGCTTGCCATATTCTGGGCCGAAGCGTTTTGTATCTACCGGCGTAGTACCCATGCCGGGTCTTCCAAATGTTTCATGCCACGCGGGCCTCGTTGCGTGTATAAATTGTTTACCCAATACGTCAAACCACCCATCTACCTTTTTGCCGGTCTTGTCTATGGCGCTACTTGCTACGCCCTCTAATTCTTTTATTGCTGCCACAGACATACTTATGGCCGTGCTTATCGTGACTTTCAAAACCTGCAAGGCGATAACGCTAAGTTCGATTATCTTGCTGTTCAGATAATCCCATGTAGCATCGGTGCTTTGGGAAACGAAGTCCAGGAACGAACCGTATTTTTCAATACCCATGCCGATGAGACCGATTATCTTGAAGACGTTAGATATAACGGAACCAAGCGTTTGACCGATTGACTTCAATGCCTTTTGAATCCAGTCGGTCTTCAGCAGTTTACTTACAACGCTTAGGGCTTCCAGTAATCCCGGCAATAACGCTTCGCCAACTGTGCGTTTTACCGCAACAAGTTCTTGCCTCATTTGCGCCAGCCTAAACGCGGGCGTTGCAATCATCTGTTCGAATTTTCTTTGGCTCATACCTGCTGAATTTGCGGCCTTGTCAATAGAGGCAGAAAGGGCATCGACGTTGCCGATAACCTGCCCAAGCGCAATCTTGGCCCTAATGTTCGGGAATAGTCTGGATAATTCTTCCGCTGAATACCCAGCTTCCGTAAGCACTCGCGCAAACTCCTTAATGCCGCCGGTTGCCAGTGCATCCTTAAATACTTTCATAGCGCCCGCTGCTTCTTCTGCGGGGTTAGCCATCTGGTTCAGCACAGCCCTAACGCTGGTTAGGGACATAGATGTACCAACGCCAGACCTTGTAACTTGTGCAATAAATCCGGCAAGGTCTTGCATTGATATGCCCATCTGACCCGCCATCGATGTTACCATACCAATTGTGGGTGCCAGTTCAGACATGGTTGTAATACCGTCTTCTACGGTAGCGGCAAGTATATCGGTTGCCTTTGCCGCCGTCATGCCGTCCTTTTTATATGCCACCATAATGGCAGATACCGCCCTCGCAACTTCCCCAAGCGGCGCAAAACCGCCTACCGCTGCCTTATTAACAACGGTAAGGTGCTCTATTGCGTCTGCTGCGGGAATACCGGCAGATAAGATGTTATATAAACCCTGAGACAAGTCTTCTGTTGAGCGCCCAAACTCTACCGACATCTTCTTTATCGCACTGGTAAATTTATTCATGTAATTTAGTGACTGTCCGGACAGCATTGTAGACACCTTTGCCATCTGGTCAGTGAATACAGATGCAGCCTTGGTCGCAGAAATGAATCCATAGGCAAGGCCGCCAACCGTTAGTAACGGCAAGAATGTTGTTATTGAGCGCGTTATGCTCTTAAATACGCCAGTAATTACACTGCGCATCTTTGTAAATATACCGCTTACGCCTTTACCCATTTTCGTTGCCGCATTACGCATCTTCGCGGCCATCTGCTGGAACGGCCCGGACGCCTTATCCTGAAGTGATATTTCTGCCTGCGCTTTGTATAAGCTCATTACCCTGCCTTTACTTCAGCATTTTACTTAGCGCACCGCCTATGTAAATTGCCCCTTCGTCTGCAAGATTTTCAACAGCTATGTCATACCAGTGCATCAGATACACCATCGGCACGCCTTCCATTTCCCATGGCGGCCTTCCGTATCGCGCCGCCATAGCTTCTATTATCCTTTCGTACTTGTCGGGCTTTTCTGGCCTGGGGTTTTTCCGAACAACAGTCCTATTGCCGGAAAAAATTCGCTCATAAAAGGGATGATAAAGTCCAGTCCGTTCATGTCGATGACAAGCCCGATAAGTGCCTTCAAGAACGGCACGTTCAGGTTGTTTTCTATATACTGTTCTGAATATCTCTCTTTGTCATCCGGAAATAGTATCTTGAGAATTTCTGCAGCATTGCCCCAAATGACTTCCTCAAATGCCTTGACTATTTCGCCTTCCGCCGCCAGCTTTTTGTTGACCAGCTTGCGCGGGAATTCCTGATAGTCGTTAGGGCCAAGTTCGATGCGGATATTGGGAAATTCCCGCATAACAGGCTTGCCTTCATCGTCTAATTTAGGTACTTTCAAACCGGCTTCGTCCGTCTTTGGCTTGTTGTTTTCATCAAGTTCCCAGACTTGTTTCGCGGCAGGGGTCACATCGCGGGCCGTAACGGTATCTATCACGGCGCCCTTGTCGTCAAGGATTTCGAATGTCGGCAATCCTACGTTGCCCAAAGACTTAAACACATCTTCGAACGTCCGCATGAATTGTTTGTACTGGCGCGGCTTCATTGGCCGCAGGATTGACTTGTCGCCGTTAGGAAATTCGACCCCGAAGGAAAGTTCTTTCAGGTCGGTAAAGCATGTCCCGTATTTACTGGCCAATTCCTGTTTCGTCGGTATGTTCTTCATCATCTTTCCCCTTATTCAATTCCCGTGCCTCTGCAATCTTTTCAAACGCATCGCCGTAAGCCATAACCGGTATTATTTCCCCGTTTACTTCGCGTTGCGCCTGAAAATTACACTTGCCACCCACTAATCTTCCGTGCATCCTTCTCGGGATAGCGGCGGAAAAGTTTATTTCCTTGACTACCCACTCCTTGCCGTCCACGTAAATTCTCGTGCCGTCAAAATACCCATTAGTAATTATGCGTATTTCAATTTCCTTCTTATTCGCCATCGCAATTCTCCCATAACACTTACCCGGAAACGAAAGGCGATTATTAGAGTCCGCTTGCGTCTACCGTGCTATACGCAGTAACTTCCATCTCAAGGTTAGATGCGTCTGCCGCGTAAGCCTTGAATTCAACATCCACCACAATCCGGCCCTCATCGTTTACCGCTATCGGCACCGCCCGCATCCTGATTGCGTCGAATAGCCACTTGGTAGCGTACTTGTAGTTGGTGTCGATTGTTGCGCCTTCAAATTCGATTTCCAGTGTTCGCTCCTGATGCGCCACGAAGTCATCGTACTCCGTAGTGGCATCGAATTCTATCTGGAACGAACCGCCCACGTCAAGTTTTCCTGCCCGCTGCGGCTGACTGATAAGCCGTGACCCTAAGAACCTGCGGTCAACGTCAAGACTGTTGTCGAAGTACCAGCGCAGGTTGGATACTTCGATGTCAGTGTTGTTGTACTGTACAACGGCGTTCGATGTAGGCTTATGCGCGTAGTTCGCATATGCCGCCGTTGGAAAGCTCAATGCGCCGGTCGGCGAAGTAGTTAGGTTCATGTCCTCGCCTACGATGCTCATTGTGCAGATAAGCATCCCGTTTATATCGCATGCCCATTCCATACGGACTATAGTACCACCCTCTACAACCTTCTCGTGCGTATCGCAGTCAATTTCAAACGTTACGCCGTCGGGCGCCGCCGAATCGCACGTATAGGTATTCAGGTACGTGGTTGCGTCGTTTGTCGGGTCTGGCTGCGTGCTTGAAACCGCGCCCAACAGGTTCTTTAAGAGTAGTTCGTATCCTTCGTATTGCCAATTGAATATCAGCCCGCCGGATACCATTACGTTACCCAAGATGCTTTCGGAATCATCCGTATAGTAGTTAGGTATTTCTTCCGAAAGGATTTCGTCTACGGTTTTAACTACACTATCTCCACCCGTGCGCAGCTTTAATTTCTGCGTGCAGGTGTCGGCGCCGCCCCAAGTGCCTTCTTCGCCAAAGCAAAAGTGACCGCCAAGATGTCCGAGTGCCAATGCCATTACTTACCCCCTTTTCGTTTCCGGGTTTTCCGTTTCTTCGTCCTTTTCGTTACCTTTATATCATCTTCGTCTTTTGCTTTTGTCGGTGTTACAACCGCTACTTTCATCGGGCTATCCGGGTCAAGCCATTGCTTCGGTAGTTTATCCATCGATTTGGCTTCTTCTTCTGTTACCCGTATCTTCGTCCATCGTTCAATTACGCCCTTGAAGTAGGTTAAATACACCCTACCCTTCAAAAACGGCCCTGCGTATATCCTGTAAAGCATGCTAACTCCCCGAACTTTCAACCACCACCAAGACATTCAGGGCAGACACAAGCAAGTTTTGGCCCGCTTCTTCTAATGCGCCCTGTTCCGGTGCTACATACTCCAACCCATCTAATCTCATGTTGACTACTTGCCCTGCCGTTAATGATAATGCGCCAGTACCGATGCCGTGGAATAACCCCTGGCTGTCCTGTAGATAGTTCGCAAGCGTTTCCAGCGCCTCCATCTTGTCCTTGTGCGCCTCTTCGCCCGATGCAAACTGCCGCATATAAACTACGCGTATCCGGTACATTGTCTGTAATGACTGCATTGTAGCTAAGTCCTGTGGCGACGGTTCTTCTATGTCAACCATTACAAACGGCACGTCGCTTGATAGCGCGGTATTCATAACGAGCTTGCTTAGATTGCCCACGGATACATATTTTAGCCCCATAGACGTTTTGAGGTTTGTATGTATCAAATCCCGCGTCCAGTCAGCTATGCTATATCCGTGTACCCACGTGCCCATTATGCCTGTTCCATTTCTCTCTTTACTTCGTCATCGAGCCTGCGTTCCGCAACCGGGCGCTCTGCCGCCAACGCCTTTGTAAAGTATCTTTTCGGCTTCACTCCCCGGACGTATTTGGCGAACACAAACCCGCCACCGCGTTTCTTCCACCTTAGAACCTTCGCGTTTTTCGGTCTTATCAATCGTTTTCTCGGCCCGTATAGCCCCGTCCCGAATTCCTGATAAGCTGCATAATGAACGTTAGTACCTGTTCGGGCTATCACGTTACCGGGCATCTCTATTACCTGGTGTGTAATAGAGCTTTTCAGCCTGCCTACGTCCACGGGCGCGAACCGCTTCGCCCTCAATTCGAGCGATATAGCAGTCTTGTTACCCCAGTTCCTTGACGCGTGCTGGAATCGCGTGTTCCCCATCTTGCGGAACATTTCCTTCGCGTCAAGTTTGAATGAAACCGTTATCCCGGCCATATCACATATCCTTTTTCGACGCCATGTCCGCAACATACACTTTTCGCGCCCGGTATTTTACCCACGCAAGCATCGTATCCTTCGGGCGTTGGTACTTTTCCGCATCGAATACAGGGACGCGGATATGCATCGTCTTTAATTTTACCGCTATCCACGAAACACCATGCCAGGCGAAAATAATCATAAAATATCTTGTGTCCTCTTGAATGTCCCGTTGCCATTACAGTACCTTTACCGCCCTTACTTCCACGTGGTCAATCGTACTCATCCCGTATGCGTCTGCTATCGATAACACCCTATAATCTACCGAATCGCAGCTAATCAAATCCCTTTCCTTTATCGTCGGCGTACCCGGTATGTAAAACAAGTATATAGATTGCACCATCAGCCCGCCGCCGCCCATGTCCATCGGGATGTCTTCTATATGTTCTATCCTCGCGGGCATCGCGGTTCCTGCATCCCCTATCGTCTCTATGGGCTGATTATTCAATTCGCCCCGGCTGGCGCTTTTTATCTGAATAGTCGTATTACATAAATCGGTCAAGCCCATTAGTGTATCCTCATTACCCTGTACGGGTCAAGTGTCGCGGCTATTTCGTTGGGTAGCCCGTTCCGGTAGTCACCGGCCCCGCCTTTGGTATAGCTATACGTCTGCGTCCTCTCGGATTTCATCGATGCGTCCGTATGTAAATGATAATGCTTACACAATAGGCAACAGGCATATATCAGGTCTTCGGGTATCGGGTATCGGTCAGTATCATCGTTGTATCCGAACCGTCCTACTAATTGTACGTTCTTGAAGCCCTTTGACCATTTCGTGGTTGCAAGTGACCTTATTACAGTGGGAAAGTCCTCGCCATCATCCTTGTAGCTTGAACCCCGGTCGCCACCCATTATCGCTATGTCGTCAAGGCTAAGTTCCGAGCCGCTATCAAATGTCCTGTCGGTATCTACTTTAGCCGTAGTTAATACTGTTATTGGCCCCTCTGAACAGAACAGGTCTTTCGCGCCGTTACCATGCTCGTAAACCGTTACGTCTGCTTGCGTGTCTATCAGTAGCCTTCTGCCCGTGTATTTCCTGATAGCCGCCGACGCCCGGTGTATCAACGCTTCCGCCTGCCCCGTGGTTAGTCCGGATAGACCGGGGATGGCCTGTAGTGTTGCAACCGCCTGTATTATAGCATTCGCGGCCAGCGCCATTTGCTATTCCTTTCGTAAGGCCAATAGAGCCAATATATAATCCTGCTTAGTAGCTTTACTTGGCAGTACGGTTGTTTTCTCTCGCTCGCGGTCTATTTCATATAGTAGCTTTTTTAGTGACCGTTTCGTTTTGCGCTCCAAATCTCTAACGTCTGGTATTTGGGTTTTGGGCGCCGTGCTTTTGCACTTGCGGAAAACAATAACGTCATCTTCGTTTGATTCTTCTGCTTCAATCGTGGTATTGAAACTTACCTTGTCCGGCTCTGGGTTTACGGCCTTTTGGGCCTTATCTGTATCGGCTATATCATCTTCTGGTTTTTCGTCTACTTCTACTTCTACCGGCGTATAGATTTCCCATGCGCCCGGATAGTCTCTCATTAGCCCTTCCGCTGTGCCCCAGTCTAATGGTGGCGTAATACCGCCGAGACTTACCTTCCATCCGCCGCAACTGTAAACCGGGTCGATGTTCTCGCCAATCTTAATCCCGTAAAACTTCAAAATTACCGCATCTTCCATTCCGAATTCTCCTATAATCCGTTTGCGCTACGAAATTCACGCTCCGATGGCGCAAGTGATTCCCTGTAATATGTACCCTTGCGTTCGGCGCGTTTCACATCTCTTGATTGACAGTGGTGTAAAAGCTTTACGCCCGGATAAACGGGCTTTACTGATTTAACGAGTATTTCATCGTTAAGGTGCACCGCATGGTGCGTACCGTGGTATCTGCTTGAAGGATGCTTTTTGAATAGCGCATGTACCGGATACGGGTTATTTGACCCGTCTGTTCGCTCAAGCATTACCATATAGCAATTCCCATCAAGCGGTTCTGTGAATTCGCCCTGTAGTTCTTCGTCGGCATCTATCCTTAACCACCATTTGTTGTTCGGGACATGCGGAATGTATGCGTTGCGTTTGACGATTTCGTTAGGCCATGCTGACTTGCGGGTTATTACTATATCAGCAACTTCCTTTGCAAGCTCTATCGTGCCGTCCGTGCTGTACGGTATTTCGTGCGGAAAGCCCGCGTAGGCGCCATCTACTACTATGATGGCCTCTACCTTACCGTCCAATGACCATAGGCATCTTTCCAGCCACCCCGCATCGTCGTACACATTGATGCACGCATAAATCGGCGGGGCGGCAGGGAAGTTGTTAGACTTCCCTACCATATCCGCCTCCGCTTATTATGCTACGTTGCGTACAGGTTATAGCCGAGTGCTATGACTGTCTTGGAAGTCGTGACAACGCGCGGCAAGAAGTCTGCCCGCATATTGCCCACAATGTGGAATACATTGTATTCTGGTCGTTCCACAACTTCGATTGACAGCCCTTCGTACTGGCCGAACACGAACGCATTGTGGTTGAATAGCAGTATGATACCACGGTCGCCTACGGAAGCATCATAGATGCCCGATGCGCCAAGGTTCTCACGAACCTTTTCTGACTCGAAGTATGCAACGCCCGCTATAGTCGCCACTTGGCCGGTTAGCGCGTGCGCGCCTGGGCCGTAAACATCAAGGCCGCTGAACTGGCTCAGTGCGCCGATATACCGCGTGGTCTTTGGTGCGCTAACATAGGTCAGTGCATCAAGGTCACGGTAGCCGACTGTTAGAAGGTCACGAAGACCCACAAGGTTAGCATACGTAAAGTTCGTGCTACCCATAGCGGTTCTCGCTGTGACGCCATCATCGTTCTCGTACCTACGCAGACCCTTCCACGTGAACAGCCGGTGGGTCGAACCCGTGATGTCGGTGTCCATATGGGTTGAAGTCGTGTCGCCGTTGATAACGAGGTCTTCCGTATCCATTACGGCTGCCTTCTGCAACTTACCGCGAATTTTCACAACCTTATCGAAAATTGCGTCCATCATGAAGTCTCTCGTGATGGTTACTCTTAACACAAGGTCTTTCGCAGCAAGGTTTACGTCGTCGGTTGCCGCATTACCGGAGGTCAGCCTGCTTAAGCTGTCCGCATCCGATGCTTCCGAGCCCTTTGTGAAGTGCAGGTCTGCCGTGTAGGCCGGAACGTTCCACTCCCGCATTGGCATGTTCTCGCGTGGTATTCTTGACATCAACCTGAACTGAAGGTGCTGAACGTCAACAAGGTCTGCTGACCAGCCCTGCGGAATCCACTCATCGCCCACGGTAGAACCGGTCGAGTAATAGGTACTCGCTTTGACTACCGCTTCGTGGTCGGCTTTCCTGAACGCATAAAACTCGCGCATACCGTTGTCGATATACCTACGCCACTTGCCGAACACCGATTCCTGTTTGAGCATTTCGACGGTTGCCTGGGGTGCCCTGCGCGCGCCGTACTGCTTGTTCAGTTTCATCTGAAGAATGTCAAGGCCGACGTTGATGGAGTCCGTCCAGTCGTGGTAGCGAAGCAGGTCTTCGTTTACCTTTGGCTGCATGGTTTCCGAATCGCGTGTCACGGCCAAGACGTTGCTCGGCCCTGTACCTGCGAATTCAGCCTTTGCGATGGTTTCCTTGATGCTGTCGTTAGTAAACTCTGGCTCCGCCTGAAACGCCTTACGGGCCTTAACCCTTTCGGCATCAAGTTCCGCGCACGCATCTTCGTTGCCAGCCTCATGCGCCTTGTTTAAATCAGCAAGGTTCTTGAGGATTTTTTCCTTCGCTTCTTTCGCTTTCGCGTTCATTCTGTTTGGTTCCTTTCCGTCCTGGTCACTTGGTTTCGGCTGGATTTGTCTCTGCTGCCCGTGCAGCCGCTTCTGCCGCCTGCCGTTCTTCGATTTCAACCAAGGTATTGGTTAATTCATCGATTTCGGCTTTCTGTCCGGCGTTTTCCGCCTGCATACGTTCCTTTTCCTGTGCATGCGAAACGGTCATTTCGCCAATCCTGCGTTCGGCTTCAAGAAGTTTGTCCATTACCGGGTCTGTTTCTGCGGGCTTTTGACCGCTTTCGTCTGGTACTACTGGGGTTGTGTCTGATGTTTCTTCTTCGGCCAGTTTACTCAATTCGGATTCGATTTGCGCCACTTCTACTAATGAAGGCGCTATCGCCGCCTTGAGACTCGCTAACCGCTTTTTCAATTCAACTACATGTTTAGACGTCATTTCTTCTCCTTTGTCAACCAAATTCTCTGTTTTTCCCAAAACTTTTTCACTTTTTTCCCGCTCTGCTGCCTCGGCGCTTTTCATCAACAGCACGGTATCGCCGTCCTTCTGCGTATAATTGGCGCCCTTTGGTACTAATGACATGAAATCTATTTCCATGTCAAGCAGTTCAAATTCGTCATCCTCCCCGTCTTTAACAAAGCCCTTTCGTATAGTAACCTTACTTTCCATCTTCAGCCTCCGAAATCTTGCGTTTCCGCCTTACTGCCCGGCCACCTATCGATACGGCTGATAGTTCGCCGCGCTTTACCTTGTCCCATAACTTTTCATCATCAAAGCGTAGTCCTACTAACCACGTGCCATCAGGAACGCCGTACGCCTTGCCCATGCCTTTTCGCAAGAACGTATTCTCTACTACCGATACGCCCTTGTATTTGTATGCGCGTTCGTCATGGTTCACATCTACGTGCCCGCCCTTGTCTTTGTAGCACTTAGCGCCGAAATCCCAACACGCCTTCTCAATCTCCCTTTCGTTTGCCCATTCGTTCTGCGAGTCTAACTTGTTAGGCGCATATACCATATACAGAGCAAACCGGTCTTCGTCGTCTTCGGATGTCTTGATTAGGCGCGCTTCCAGTTCTACCGTTTCCATGTCTGATTTCGCGGTAGTGTAGGTTGTACGCAACTCAAGTTCTTCTTTCGCTTCCATGTCCAGTTTCAGCCCCCCGCCTTCGGTTATACTAAATGGTATACGGAAGGTCTTCATTTCGTTTGAATCGGGGTAATAGACGTTCACGATGGCGGCTGGCCCGTCCACATCTATTTCGGATAAGCCCGCGCTGCCTTTACCGAAGGCTTCATCAAGCACAAGCCGCATATTCTCCAACAAGAACCACTCCTTGTTGATGGTTATCCTTGTAAGCGGTGCTGCTTTGACTACATAGTATGATTGCCGTTCGACTTCTTCCTTGGCGCCCAAGTCAAGCTCTATATCCCCGGTTTCGTTGATGACAAACGGGATACGGTAATAGATGGAGCCTTCATCGTGGCGCCCGTAAACGCATGCTATTACCGCCGGGCCGTCAAGGTCATATTCTTCGGCGTATGCAAATTCCGTAAACGCTTCAGTTAGGGCATCCCCTATATTTTGGAATAAGAACCATGTCTTACCCAATGTTATCCTAATGCCCTTACCAACGCCCGGCCTTGATTTCCTGCGCATCTCACCCCCGCATTTCGGGCATTTAATATCCTTGCAATGTTCTTCCGTCTTCAATACGTGGCTGCAATCAAGGCATTCGCACTCGTACTTTTCCTGCTTTTCGGCTGCCGCCTCAAACGGCTTGCAAGTATAATCGTGGTCTTTTGCCCACGCCTTAGCTTCCTTGGCCGTAAACTTGTCCTTGTCAAACCTTAACGCCTGAATTTCCGCCTTGTCATCCTTAACGCCGTAGATAACATGGATGCCCTTGCCGAACTCGTTGTTCTTGCGCCTTACCTTATCGTACCCACCTGGCGCCTTGATGCGGCATGCATGCTCGGTCGGGTACGGCTTGCTAACCGGCTCCTTGCCGGACACATCCCCGTCAAGCCCCTTTATGCCTTGTTTGGCTTCTGCCTCTTCTGCGTTGTTGTCTGAACCGGCGGGGATTTGCCCGGACTCTTTACCTAACGGCGAATCGTGCTTTTGGTTACGCATTTGCATTTCGGCGGTAACGATATTGTGCATCTCCCAAAGTTCCTTTTCGCGCTGCCCGTTATCGCGCTCAAGGTTCTTGTCTGCGCCATGTAGTTGACTATGGAGTTTAGCTAATTCGCCGTCTGCCATAGCGCTCACGTCACGTCTGGTTATACCCTTCAATTTCATCGCCGCCGTCCTTTTCTATGCCTGCTTATTCCTTTTTCGTTGCCCCAAGTACATTGGACACCTGCCGTCCTTATCCGGCTCCTGCTGTTTCTGGCAGGTGCACGCATTGCAGCCGCGCCGCAACGCTTCCATGTATATATATCTGCATCCGTAGCATACATCGATTCCGATTTCTTTGTTGTATGGGTCTTTGCTTTCTTGTGGTTTTACCGCCATTACTTACCCTTCTTTTTCGTTACCAACAACTTGCATTTCTCGCAATGGAATACATCGTTTTCCTTGCCGCGCCAGGCCCTTTGTATAGATTCATTGCACTCCGGGCAGTCGGTTGTCACTACTTCGGGTAACTGTTCAGCCATTCAAATTCTCCATCATCATCTTGACTTCGCCATCCACTATGCATTCCTGCAATAGCGATTCAAACACAAAAAACGCCTGCTCTACGCTTTCGCACCCGGCTACTTCTATCAGGTCACACGTAATACCCCAACCCGGAGCATCGCGTTTAACTTCGCATTCCAACGGCGGCTGCACATCGTAGTACCTGCCGTCCTTTTCCACCCGGTCTATTACCAGCCACCTTTTCACTTAGCCTTATCCTTTTCTAAGTCATCTGCCATATTCATTAACGCCCGCCAGCACTTACGGCAATAATAATTACTTGCGCTAATCCCGTCCTTGGTACCCTTTATCTTCTTGCCGCATACGTAGCATTTCTTTTGCTTGGTCATTACTTACGAAGGCTCCAATCCGATTCCGCAACGACAATTACATACCTGCTCGCCCCCGCCCGCCGGGTCGCCCGGATGCATCATGTCTACTGCGCCACTTGGCCCGTATATCGTGAACGGCGTTTCGCGCCCCTTTACCGGCTGTACGGCCAAGTGCCATTCCC